CACGAGCCGCGGCGCCGGCGGGCGCGGCCCCGCCCCGCCCCACCCCCGCCCCCTCAACCCCGCAGTTCATAAGCAAGGAGAAACAAGCCATGGCCTCATACGAGATCTACATCGCCGACCAGCCCGGCTGCCAACAGTGCCGCTCCTCTAAGCGGTACCTCACCAAGAACAACACCCCCTACATGGAGGTGCGCTTCAAGGACGACAAGACCGCCCAGGGCCTCGCTGCCGAGCACAACTACGCAGCAGCTCCCGTCTGCTACGTCGCCGACAGGAACACCGGCCGCGTCTACGACTCGTGGGCCGGGTTCAACATGTTCAAGCTCCGCCAGTGGGTCAACAACTACAAGGCGGGAGAGTGAACATGTCCCCCCTCGACGAAGCCATCATCGCGAACGATAGCCTCCCCCAGCACCAGCGGCGCACCAACCAAGCCATTGCCGACGAGTACGGCACCAGCGAGGCCGCCGTCCGCCGGCACAGGAAAGCCCTGAAGCGCCGCTCCGAACAACACCAGCAGGGCACGGACGCATACTTCGGAGTTCCCACCGAGGCGATCACCGCCCGCGGGAAGACGGTCCGCCTGGCCGACGGCTCCTACGAGAAGATCACCTGGAAGCCAGGCGCGGCCGAACGGGCAGAAGCGAAGCGCCTCGCCTACGGCGACATCGCCCCTCTGTTCGCCGAGAAGCCACTGCCGGCCACCGACCGCCCCCGGAAGGGCACGTACGTGGTCGTCATCTCTGACATGCAGATCGGCAAGACGGATGCCCGCGGCGGCACCAAGGAGACCGTCAAGGCGGTCCGGTCCGCCGTCGCTCGGATCGCCTGCGATGCCGCCTCCTACGACGAGGTCATCCTCGTCGACTGCGGGGACAGCACGGAGAACTTCACGAACACGGTGTCTCAAGCGCAGACCTGCGACATGGGCCTCGTCGACCAGATCCGCACCGCCCAGGGCGTCCTCGCCGACGCGGTCCGCCAGCTCGCCCAGGCCTGCCCGTCGATCACCTATGTGGCGGTGCCGTCAAACCACTGCCAGGTCCGTACCGGGATCGGGCGGAGCAACCGCGCGAACATTGCCGCGGACGACTACGGGCTCTTGATCCAATCAAACATACAGATGGCCGTGGAGGGCCGCCCCGGCTACGAGGGAGTGAGCTTCGTGGCCCCCTCGCCGCGGCTTGAATCGCTGACTGTGCGCGCCCAGGACGGGACGGTCATGGGAGTCACACACGGGCACGCCGCCGGCTCAAAGGGCCGGGTCGCCGATTGGTTCCGCGGGCAGGCGTTCGGCTGCGTCACTGGCATGCAGGACGCCCGCGTGCTGCTGCACGGTCACTGGCACTCATTCTCTGTACAGACCGTCGGGGACAGCCGGCAGATCATCTGCGCCCCGACCGTCGACCCGGGGAGCAGCTGGTTCCAGAACGCCAGCGGGGAGTCCTCCAAGCCGGCGCTGCTGACGTTCGAGCTGGGGCAAGGGACGTCGTCCGATTGGCGCCTCTGGTCCTGAGGCACTCCGCCGCCGCAGTCTACGCGGCATCCTTGGCCCGGCCCTCCCGCGCTTCTCTGCGACAAGGAAGGCCGGGCCTCCCCCGTAGGTGACGAGCCTCACGGCAGGCGGCGTTGACAGGGTAAGAAGAAAGGAGCAACATTATTCCCGTCAGGCCGACAAGGAGAGGACCAACAAGAAGTGGCACGCACGAGCGGAACCAAGGCCCTGAAGGCAACCGCGGTAATCGAAGATCTCACGCGGCTTGTCGAGCTGCACGGAGACCTGCCGGTGGTGATCGGCCTAGGGCACACTCTGACAACGCCGAGCCGCCCGAAAGTCATGGCGGTAGTCAGAGAAGAGCGAGTGAAGACGGAGTTCCTCTGCCACCGCCCGCTCTTGAGCGACCTCGTCACAACACCCGTCATCCACCTCGGTTGACATCCGCGGCGGACACGAAGCGCACCAGAGACACAGAACCCCCGGCAGGAACACAAACCATGGCAACCGTCGCCTCACTCACCAGCTCCCGGCTCACCGTCAAGCTTGACGCCGAACCCGCCCCCGACTATGCGGGCGACCGCCTCACCCGATGGGCCCTCACTATCAATGGCGAGACCGCCTTCCAGGACGTCGACCAGTGGGGCCTCCCCTACGACGGGTCGCCCAACAGCGACCTCCACGACGGCCTCTGCGAGGTCCTAGAGGAGATGGGCCACCTCGACGTGGCGGCCCTCAACGCACTCTGACATCTCCGCCCCCTCCCGGAAGGAACCAACAATGAGCGCAGCCACCGTCGCTCGGATCGCAGCCTGGAACTTCATCGCCCACACCGACCTCCCCGCCGGTACTAAGGTCACCGTCAAGGACGGGTGGGTGACCGTCCACTCTGGCGGCAGACAGCCAGCCCGCGCCCCCTACGGGCCCGCAGACACCCCCGAGAGCCTCCACCGCGCCCTCAAAGATGCGGCCCAGGCGACCGCACAAGGCCTCCACTGACAGGCCGCCAGGCGGCCCCCCAGAGTCCCAGAAAGGAACAACGTAGTGATGTACCCCCACCAACCGACACGACCGCTCCCCATCGAGGACGTCTCCGCCGGCACCCTCATCATCCGAGAAGGCGCCACCTGGAGGGTCGAGTCCAACGTCCCCACCCCCGGCCGGCCCGCCTACCGGACCCTCACCCTCCGAGGCGGCCACGCGGGCGCCCAGAAAGGCTCCTACGCCACCGCCCCCGCAGGGTCCATAGTCATCGTCCGCACCGCCTGAAAGGAACCACCAACATGCGTCACGCCGCCCCCCACACCGCCAGCCGCCGCCACCTCGGCCGGCCCGCTCAGATCATCCTCGCCGCCGCCGTCTACACCATCGCCGGCCTGTCCACCTGCCTCATCACCCTCGGCTCCGCCCTCACCCTCTGGGGCCTCTGGCAGTGGCTGGGGGTGAACTAATGACCCCCGCAGGAGTCGTCAGCGAGGCCCTCACCATCATCGACGCGTGCGGCCTCGACCGAACCCATCTGAAAGTGGCTACCGGCCCCCGCGAAGCCGTCATCCGCAGAGGCCGGAAGTCATCGGGGACCCACGTAACCCTCACCCGTCGGGGCATCACTTGGTATGTGGTCGGCAGCGGCGTCCACTGGAAGGGGACCAGCCGCCACGCCGCAGCCACCCAGATCGCCCATATCATCGAGGTCGGATGGAGGTGACGGCGGCCGAGGAGGCCTCTCAGCCGGCGCCATCATCGCCACCAACCCGACCCCCCACCTAAGCAAAGCCGCCGCGTACTCCTCCAGACGGAACGCGCGGATGCGGAGACGGTGCGCCTCCTCCTCAGCGAGGTCGCGCGCCGCCTCCGCTTTTTCACGCCCCTCCTCCAGGAGCTGCACTCTGCGAGTCAGCGCTTTCGTGATCGCCTCCAACGCCTCAACGCGCCTGTCCGCAGTCCTGTCCGCCCTCGCAAATAACCACCCCACCCACGATGCGACGCCAGCCAGGGCCGCGCCGATCAGCTCCGCCGGGAGCGGAGGAAAAGAAATCTCATGCATGGGCCAAGTGTCCCACCCCGGCGGAGTCGCGACGCTCACGCCAACGGGGCGTACATCATTGGGGCGACCCGCTTGCCGCCGCCATTCGCCGGCACGTTCGTGACCACCGTCTTGTTGGGCCACACCTCGATCGTCGCACCGTCGGACGTGCCATCTGTCTTCAGGAGCGGGTAGATGGTCCTCTGCGGCTTCCGGTCGCCGAGCACCGCCTCCGGGATCGTGGCCAATCGTTTCTGTCCGACCGCGGGGACCGTCACCGACCCCCACTCCGAGCGAGGCCCCACGCACAGCGCGTTCCCCTCAAGGGCGGCCATGAACGTGTCGCCAGGCGTGGCATCCCCGGCAAAGGTTGTCCACGCTGTCGGCGCGGGTGTCGATCCTCCGCCCGCCGAGGCGGCCCCTCCGCCGCGCCCCAGCACTGGCATCGCAGCGACGACCTCATTCCAAGCCTTCATCGTCTCCGGGTGGGTGGCGCGCACGTCGAACCCGTTGTAATCGCCGACATTCCACAGCCCCAGGCCGGCGACACCAGACGCGGCAACGCATGGAACCAGCGCGCGGAATTTTGCCGCCCTGGCAGCATCGGCCGTCTTGTCCGCGTTGAAGCCACACTCCTCCATGAGCGCGAGCTTCCCGCCGGACTGGGCGACATCCACAAACCGGGCGATGCCATGCTCCAGCTTCGCCGGCTCGTCATACCCGTGGAACGTGAGGGCGTCCACCCATGGCGCGGCAGCGAGCCGGTCCACCGCGTCGCCATACGCGCCACGGTCAGGGCCGTCAGAGTTCAGATGGTTGAAGCCACCCACGGTGATCGGCCCGTCATAGTCCAGCTTCCGGACCGCGGTCGCCTGCTGCCGGACCGCCCACAGGTACTGATCCGGGGACTTCGCCTGCTGGGTCGGGTTGTTGTCCCCCCACAGGATGTCCGGCTCCCCCGACAGCGCCACGGCAGACACCTCGGGGGCGTGCGCATAGTCGTAGTCGGCGCCCGGGAACTGACGGCCGAGGATCTGCGCCATCGGCGTCAGCCACGCCGGCCACTCCAGGAAGTAAGGGTTCACCTTCTCCTTGATCAGCAGGTTCCGGTAGTAGGAGAAGTCAACGATGATGCCGAAGCCGGCGTCCACGGCAGCCCGCACCTTGCTGTCCATTTCGCCGAGCTTGTCCCCACCATTGCTGACCGCCTGGACAGTTGAATCTTCGAAGATGTTCGTCAGTCGCATGTGGGTGCCGCCGAGCGCGACGGCCTGCCGCGCCCACCTGGCGCCATCCGGCGCCCCGTATGCGGAAATCTGCACGCTGCCACGCAGCGCCTCGGTGCGCACGCGGCGGCTCTCTGACGGCTCGAGTGTAGCCATAACCCCTCCAAGTAGCGACGGGACCTGCCCCCCCCTGATTGTTTCACAAGAGAGGCAGGTAACGCTCCGGCCGTCAGTCCGTGGCGCCCAGCGAGAACACGCGAAACCTCGTCCCCGGGTATACGCCGCCGTCGAAGTGCCAGTACGGGTCCGTCCCGTACGACCCAGTCGTCGTGTACGCAGCAGTGTGCGTCCCCGCGTCGGCCTCCATCTTCCAAGACAAGTGATGCGTCATGAAAGTCCGGTTGTACTGCAGTTCCGTCTGCCATTGGTTAACGTTGTCCAGCAGGAAGCCGAAGTAGTAGGACCCGGAAGCCTTGTTCTTCTCGTCCTCCGAAACGAAATCAGAGTGAACGATCGACACACACACATCCAAGCTGAACTCAAGGAGACTGCGGACAGGCAGCTGGAACGTGGACTGCCCCCACCGGCGCGTAGTGTGGTCCGACGTAGGCCTGCCGCGACCGTCTGACTTGTCCCAATGGTCGACGAGCACGCCCGAGTAACCGGACACGGGCACGATGTTGTAGTCGCCGCCCGTCTTCGACCCGTCCGCCGAGTACAACACCCCACCGATCAGGAACATCGCCGGCGACGCGGACGTCACCACGCCGGCGGGCGCCTGCGCGAGGCGGGCGCGCGCCTCCTGCATAGACGCAACACGGACGAACGTCCCCACACTGTCGCTGAAACGCCCCCAGGCGCCCAGCAGATCCGAGTACGCGGTCGGGACAACCGCCCCGTCCCACCTAGTGTCAGCCATCCCGTAACTCCTGTTCTACTTTGAGATGAACATCGCCGACAGGCGCGTGTTCGTGATGTGCAAGACCCCACTATCGTCCCCACTCGCATCCGGCGACGCATGGGAGAAGCGCCAGTAGAGCCCCTGAGACGTCCTCAACTGAAGGATGCCCGCACAGTTGACCTTAATGTTAGAGGCGTTAGGCTCCACGGCGACGGTGGAACCAATCCCGACAGCCCAGTTCAACGCGGGCTGCACCTCGACCCGCAAGGACCGCCAATGAGACGGGTACGTACTGGACACCGTAGCCTGGAACGCCACCCAGTACAGGCCGGCTACGTCAGTCACCGGCACATAGTCGTCATTGATCCAAAAATCCTGGGCGTCGTACTCGAACCATGGCGTGGGATTGTTCAACCTCCCCGGGTACCACTCCGGGTGCCGCCAAGGCAGGATGCGTTCCTGGTTCGTTGTGCCGACGAAGTGCGGCGGCATGACGAGCGACTTCAGCGGTCGCTGATACTGCAACTGGTTCGTCTGAGAGGCGTAGAGACCTGACGTGGAAATCTTCAGATAGTTCTGGTGAATGTCGTTGTCGTTTTCGACGTTGACGTCCCTGAACCACACATGATTGTTGGCCAGCCGCACCGACGTACTATCGGCCTGCGTAGACCAATACACCGTCATGTTCCGGATGACAACGTTCGTCGGAGTGTACAGCGGGAAAATCCGCAGGTAGTACTCCCGGTTGCCATGATGGTCGGCGCGCCACGAGTTCAGCTGGAGCACCTGATAGCCACCCAGCGACCGGTTGCGCGACAAGTGTCTGCCGTCGCGCAACAGATTGAACTGCATCTCCGACCCAATCGTGCTCCCGTCATCCTGCACGTGCGCCACGAAGAACTCCACCGACGGTTCAATCACATCCCCGGCCGGCAAGGTGAAGTTGATCTCCCAGCAGGCGTTGTATGTGAAGTCAAGACGCGACGTGTATTTGCCACGCAACTCAGTCTTGCTCGCAGAGGTGATAGTACACAGGCCATCACCGTCTGAGCCCCCGTATTTGTTCGTCCACGCGAGCGAAAGGTCAACGGGCATGCTCTTGTACTCGCGCTCACCGGCGTCCATCACCTTCACTTTCGGCTTGGCGGCATTCTGCGCCTCCGCCGACTTCGAGTACGCGTAAATCCCGGACCCCAGGATCTTCGACCCTTGGATTCGGTTGCCCTTCAAATCGCCGACAACCGCCTCGCCGGTGATGGTAGCCTTGCCGGCCGTCAGCATCTCCGTGGTCACGGACCCAAAAGCTGACACTTTCGCCCACAGCTCTTTACTCGCGTAGATCGCATCGGACGTCACACTGCCAGGAGCGAGCATCGTCGCGCCAACCTTCTGACACAGGACAATCGCGACGACCTCCGCCCTGGTGCCCTTGCCGGCACACACCTGGCAGACGCCGCCAGTCACCGAGGACGCCGGAGACCAATCAACGTCTTCGGTGTGCCAGCCAGTATCCTTGTAGGGGAATGCCGGCAGGGCCGTGCCGCCTGCCTTCAGCTGCAGGCCGCCGGCGGAACCCTGCAGGTAGCGGTACGTAAGCCGCAACACCCACACCTTCCCCGCGGGGATCTTGAACGATTGGTTCAGTTGCGCCTCTGATGCGCCGCCGCCGACCAGCCGGGCCCCAGTCGACCGGCCGCCAGGGGCGCCCCCAATGTCCGACACGAACGCCACAGAGCCGCCGGCCGGAGCGACAGGCGACCACACCCCCGATGGCGACCCAGTGAATCCGGGGTCGCGCAGCATGTTCTCCGGGTCGATCGTCACGCTATTGGCGGACAGCTTCCCGATGAACGCCTCATCCGACGCCAACTGGTCAATCACGGCCCGGGGAATCTTTGCCCCACCCGTAACCATGAGCTTACTGACCGACAGGCCGCCTATCTTCGCGTCAGTGATCGCCGCGTCAGCAATCTGAGCGGACCCGATCGCCGCATTCCCGATCTTCGCGGACGTGATCGTCGCATCTTTGATGACACTGCCATCCACGGGCATTAGCGTCCACTTCGCCCCGTCCCACGCATACTGGGACGTGAGCACGCCCTGGCCGCTCTGCACGAACCACACGGCACCTTTCGGCTTCCCCTGTCCGTCAGACTGGACCGGCGTGGCCGGCGACACCGTCACCTGCCCAGCCAGGGTGGAAGCCTTGCTTGAGGCGGCATCCGCAGCCTGACGGGCCCCCAACGCGTCGGCGGTAGCTTTCGAGGCGGCATCCCTCGCGGCCACCGCATCCTTCGTGGCTTGGTCCGCCTTCGACTTCGCGGTAGCCAGGTCCGCGGAGTTCGCAGTCACGGTGGCCTGCAGCGACTTGTAGGACGCCTGCGCGGCCGCCGCATCCGAAGCGGCCTTCTTAGCCGCAGCGTCGGCCGACTCTGCCGTCGACTTGACGGCCGCCGCGCTCGCGTCAGCCTTCTCAGCGAGGGTCTGCGCCTTCGCCGCCTTCTGGGCCGCGTCAGACACAGACGCCTGCGCCTGCTGGGCAGCCGCCTGCGCCTGCTGGGCGAGCGTCCTTGCCGTGTCCGCAGCCTGCTTCGCCTCGGTCGCCGCAGCTAGGGCGGCAGCATTGTCGCCGGACTTCTTCACCGCGTCGAGGGCGGCCTGCGCCTTGTTCTGCGCGTCTGCCGCCTTAGAGTCAGCGCCAGCGACCGCAGCCTTAGCCTCATCGGCCGCCTTCTGGGCGGCTGAGATCTTCCCATCCAAACCGGACGTTTGCCCCTCCACCGTGGTCGCCTTCTTGAAAGCGACATCAGCGGCGGCCCTTGCGTCCAGGGCGGCCTTCTGCGCGGCAGCGGCGTCCTTCGCGGCAACGTCGGCGCGCCCCTTAACTTCATCCGCGGCCTTCTGCGCCTTCGCGGCGTCAGACATGGCGCCGGCAATCTCCCTGCCGGCTGGGCCGAGACGCTCCACCTGGGTCCGCTCATCGCCAGGCTCATCCTGGCCGTCGCTGATCGACAGGAGCGTCCCGTCAGAGTGCATCTTGACAGTGACCATCGCCCCCTTCCACGTGTACAGACCGGGGGTTTCCCCGGTCACGTACGTGTCGGGCTCGTTGTACGGCATGCCGACGCGGACCCAGCCGGCAGGCAGTGTCGGGTCCGTGTCCGGCGTGTCAACAACCTGCCCCTTCACCCACCGGGTGATGGAGTCAGAGGCGGAGTGACTCTTCCGGGCGTCCTGCATGTCCAGGAACAGCGACCCGGCCGAGCTGAAATCAGATGCGGTCATACGCCACAGTGTACCGTCACCAACTGCGCAGCTCCGCCCCAGTCAGCGTCATCGGCTGCGACGGGTCCATCAGGTCCAGAGAGAAAGACGTCACGGACACGACGCACCACTTCCCCTGCTTGTACTCCACGGCGATGACGTCGCCGACCTCGATGCGTGGGTCAGCGACCAGCTGGATACGCCACGACTTCGCCCGGTCCATGCCGAACTTCGCCCACCGGTTCGCCTCCTCGACCACCTTATCCCAGGATTTCTGCGACGACAGGTCCGTGGTCTTCGATACCCACCCATACCAGGACGGGTGGTAGTAGCCGTACGCCTGGTTCATCTTCACGTAGAAGTTGAAGTCGTAGTCCGACTTCCAGCCATTCTCTGCGTGTGTCCAGTGCGGGTTCAGCTGCCGGGACCACGACCAGCGGGCCGCGTCCTTCTGGTATGTGGGTGTAGCATTCTCCGCCCACACGCGTTCCTTGTTGAGGTAGAGGTTGTCGACCGCCATCTCCACCTCGGACTTGTTCTTCTCGTCGTCCTTAACCGCGGACTCGTACGAGTCCCCCTTGTGGATGGTGTACTGGCGGGACCCGTCACCTTTCGCGACGACGGAATACCAGTTCGGGATGCGCCCCGATGGGGACTGGACCGGCGCAGCGCCGATCACCATGTGAGAGTCTTGCGTATACGTCTCCACGGGAGCGGACGAGGGTGTCGGCAGCGGGTACGCCTCGATCTCACCCATATACGACATGCGCAGCCCGCACCCCGCCTCTTTCGCGATCATCGACATTGACACGAGCAGGTCCGTGGGCAGCTGAAGGTAGGAGCTGATCTGGTAGTCGCGCCGCGAGTCCGGGACGCGGATCGCCGTCATGCCCCGGTTGGGGTTCAGACGATTCATCTCCGAGATCAGCGTGCCCCCCGGGTGCGGGGAGTGCGGCCACGACAGGGGATTCTCCTCCAAGTCGAGCAGTAGATCTTTCCCTTGCACGGGGGTCGACTCCGGCGACTGAGACGTCTCCGTAATGCGGAACCTCCCGAACGGGATCTCATACCTACCGCCATGCTCGAACTCACAGACCACAGACGGGCACATCATCTGCCCGTAGTTGGAGTAAAAATCCCCCTCGTGTTGCGGGGCGTAGTCATCCGGAGCACCCACACGCAAGGACGCGGGCGCCGACGCGGACGTGCCATCCACTTTCAGCTCCCCCCAATCAAGGGAGCAGGACGTCATCGGGATGTCCTTAAACAGACGGGGACCGTATCGGATGTCCATCCGTGCGGACCAGCGGCCCGCGTCGCTCATCTCCGGGATGCTCGGGCCGGGCCTCACTTCCGGTCCTCCTGCCCTGCGAGCAGCACGCACACATCATGATAGGTGCGAGTCTGCAAGGTAGACCCCCGCTGGGCGTCCATGTCAGCCATCGTCAGCTCCCCAAACTCAGTCAGTGGCACGTCCGCGCCGTCGAGGAGGAGGTAGGGGGCGATCCATGGTTTCCCGTCAGGGACGGTGACATCGTCTTGAACAAGCACCCAGCCGTTGTCGTCCGGCAGCGACTTTGTGACACTGGACGCGTCGTAGACAAAAGCCCTGCTCTTTGACGCGCCACCGAACCCGTCCGAGCACCACAAGCCGACAGAGACGTTCGACAGCCCGTACTTGTCCTGGGTGATCCTGCGGGCGTACACGGACAGGTGGATGCGGTGCCCTGGCTGCGACTGGCGGAAGCTCCGCGTCCCCGCGGTCGGAGTCACATTGCGTACGCCACCGCCGCGGGTCGGCTTCCCGTGCGGAGACCAGTTCTCGGACCGGTCACCACCGATCGCCTTGTCGTCCTCCGGGCGGTCCGGGCCGCCCCATAGGTACGTGAGCCGCTGCGCCACTTTACCGTCGTGGATATCCTTCTCGAACTGCAGCCACTCGCCCCAGGTCACGCACGGAGAGAACGTCCCCAGGGACACGCCGGCCTTCGCGTAGGCAGCGCCATACGTCCACCCGGCATGCTCGGCATCCGTGTAGATCTTCCGCTTTGACCGCTCAGTGACAGACAGCTGCCACTCCACGGTGCCGCGGGCTCGCGCCTCGGTCTGCTCTCCAGTAGCCTTCGATACGGCGACTACACGGATCGGCTCGATAGTGCACCCCGGGATGCGGCACCTCTCGGTGTCATGCGCGACGATCAGGTAGCCGGCCATCTCCACCAAGTCCCGCAGGGTCTGAAAGTCGCTCAGAGTCCTGGTGCGACACTCGATAGTTGTAGCCCGCGGAGACGGCGTCGCGCTCCAGCGGTCCACAACCCCCGTAGATGCTGTTACCGTAGCCAGCCCACCCTCGTACGTGTATGACGAGGAAGGCATCAAGTCGACGCGGGCGCGCACATGCCCAGACCAATCAGAAATGATGTCCGACCCCGTGGAGCGGCGCGTAAACGTCACGGGCGGCAAGCCCGCCTGCGTATACGTGGTCGGAATCCCGATCGGAGCGAGCGGATCGGACACCGCGGACCGATCCTGCGGATGCCAGATCAGCACCCGGTCGTTGTCGGACGTGACATGCACCGGGTACGAGGCGTAGCCTTCCGGCGATGGCTCCGGGACGATACTCAGAAGTCCCGTATGCTTCGCCGTGAACCCGGCCATCCACTGGTCTGCCATCGTGTCATCTCCTGCTCATGCGGTAGGCGGTCACCACCCGCTGGTCGGCGACAGTCCTCATTCTAGATGTCAGCGTGGTCTGCCCGTCGATCGTCAGCTCCAGGCCCATGCCGTCCATTGCGCGGCGGAGCGTCCTTACGGAAATCCCACCGGCGCTGCCGACGGACGGCGCGACGGCGCCAGCAGCACCACCGTCAGCGAAGCGACTCGCCTCCATGTACCGCTTGATGTCGCCGTCACGGATCAGCTTCCGCAGCCGGTATACGGCGTCCTGGCCGCCGGCAGCCGCCACCTCGGCCGCCGTCAAGACGTGCTCGCCATTGGAGAGCCACGCAGGGATCCAATCGTCCTTCGGGCCGCCAGGCCCGTGGACCGCGCCGGCGTTCGCGTAGCCCTTGATCGGAGTGATCGGACCGCCTTCGGCGCGCAGCCAGGAGCCTTTCGGCATGTGGTCGCCGATCCAATGGCCGACGGACGTGAAAATCTGCTTAATCCGGGTGGTAATGCTGATCTCTTTGTCGTGGAGTTGGTCGACGTTGTATTTGACCGTCCTGACTTTTCCCGACGCTTGGTCGTTACCAGAAATCGTGACAGTGCCGGTCGTTTCGTCGATCTCTGTATGGATGGAGTCTTTCTCCCAACGGGCGCCGGTCGCGTCACCAAGAATGGACACCGTTCCGTCAGAGTTGTCGATCGTCTGAACGGTCTCCTGCAGGCCTGACAGACCCTTGTCGTTGTCGGCATCGATGTCTATGACGCCGGTCGTGCCGTTCACGGAGTCCGCAGTGACAGTCAGCGTGTAGTCCGCCTGAGCGGCATCGCCGGAAATGCTGATAGTTCCCGTCATGCCATTAATCTCAGCGGTCGCACCGTCGGCCGCCTCGGTCGCCTGGGACGTGTCGGCCGTAACCTCCGTGTTGATCTTGTCGGGAATGAGGCCATACTTGTCGGCGAGCTCAACGGCCTCGTCCTCGGTGAGCCCCATGGATTCGGCGGCAGAAATGAATGCGTCCCTGCCGGTTTGCATCTTCTCCTGCAGCTCATCCTGTCCCGCACCAGCAGCCTGCGCGGCCTGGACCTGGGCAAACGTCGCGCTAGCCAGGTCGTTCAGGGCGGATTGGTTTTTCCGCCCCTTCTCCGTGGTGATGTCCAATGTGGCGCCATTCTCCTTGACGGCGTCATTCACATTCTTCAGCGCCTCCTGGAATTTGATGTCCGCGTTCGAATTCGCAATCACCGTATCGCCGTAGGTTTTGATACCTTTGATAACTTCTTCGATGGACGGGACGATCTGATCGGTCCCCTCCTTCGCTTTGCGGATCGCAGCATCCAACTGGCTGGTACCGCCGGCGGCCTGCTGCGCGTTCGGGTCGATCTGCCCGAGGGCGATAGCGAGGCGAGTGTTGTCGTCCGCAGTCAGGCCCATCTGCTTGGCCACCTCGTTGAGGTGCGCCTTGAAATCTGGCATAGAGTTGATCAGGTCGATCATGCTCTTGTTCGTACCGTTCGTCATCTCAGACGACAGCTTCTTAAACTGATTGACCGCCTCGTCCGTACTCATGCCGGACAGGGCCTTCCCGGTCGTCTCCAGTGCGTCCTTTGTGCGCTGCAGGTCAGAACGGGTATCTGCGCCAAAGGCCCCAGAGATCCCGTCGGCGAAGCTGGCCAGGTGCTGCTGCACGGAAGACCACACGGACGGGCGGCTGATGTCCGCCAACGCCTGCGAGTACTCCTGGAGACTATACTTCCCCTTGTCGAAGTCCAGGTTATTCATAACGGACCCGCCATGGGCGAGCGCAGTGGACATCTCATCCACAGACACGCCCGTGCGTCTGACTTCGTCGCCGTAGTGCTTCACGCCCTCGATCAGGGCGGCAGTGATCATCATCCGGCCGGCCCGGCCGAACCCCGTCATCCCCGTAGCGACCTCACCGAGCTTGCCCTTCAACCCGGCCGCCGTCCAGTTCAAGGTATTCATGGCGTCCTTGATTTCGACGATCTTCGGGGCCATCACCATGAGCCCGCCGACAGCCGTCAACGCCGCGCCACCGAATGCCGCGAAATTGAAAATCATGGACTGTGTCCCGCTGCCCAGCTCTCCGAGCTTATCCACCAGAGAAGTGATGTGCTGGACGACGGACCGGACCGGCGCCTGCGACGAGGAACCGATCTTAATCATCGCGGTCTCCCAGGAGCCGCCGAGCTTCTCGATATCACCCTTCAAGTTGTCTTGTTTCAAGCGGGCGGTCTCCGCGGCATACCCGGCATCATTGACTTTGTCAATCCACCCCTGGATGCCCTCGCCACCCTCGTTGTACAAGACGTTCGCGGCGCGGATAGCATCAGACCCGAAGATCGTGCTCATCGCCGTGTTGCGTTCCTCTTCACCGAGGTCTTTCATCCCGTTGCGCAGCTGCTCGGCGACGGCAGTGATCCCGATGAAGTGCCCCTGGGCGTCGTAAATGTGAATGCCTAGGTCGTCCATGGCATTCTTGGCGCCTTTGGACGGATTTTCCAGGCGCTGGAGCATCGTCTTGAACGACGTGCCCGCATCCTGACCGATCAGCCCGGCCGAGGCGAACGCAGCAATAGAGCCCGTTGTCTCCTCGATACTCAGGCCCGCCTGGCTAGCTACAAGACCGGATTGCTTCAGGGCGTACGCCATATCGTGTACGCCGCCCTGCGCTTTGCCGGCGCCAGCGGCGAGCAAGTCAGCAACATGCGTGACCTTATCGCCAGACAGGTTGAACTGGACCATAGCCGTAGCCGCTGTCTCCGCCGCCTCGGACACGCTGATCTCGCCGGCCGCGGCCAAGTCCAGCGCCCCAGACAGGCCGCCCGCCAAAATATCTTTCGTGGAAACGCCGGCCTTAGCCAACTCCTCGATGCCGGAGGCGGCCTCAGTCGCAGAGAAAGCGGTGTCCGCGCCGGCCTGAATCGCCGCCTCCCGAAGTTGCGACATCTCCTCGGATGAGGAGTGAGTGGCGGCCTGCACAGACGACATGCTGGCGTCGAAGTTGGCGGCCATCGTGCCAGCCATACCAGCCAGGCCGAGCAGGCCTGCGCCCGCGCCGGCCACAGTCGTCCCGAGCGTCGTCCACGCCGCCCCGTTCTGACGGGCTGAATCCGCCAGCCCGGCCAAGCCGGTCTTGCCCTTGTCGGAGGCGCTCCCCATCTGGTCGCCGGCGCCCTGGGCGGCCTGCCCGGCCCCCTGCATCGCGTCGGCGGCGGACTTAGTAGCCGCGGACGCTTCGGACATGCCGGCCTTCACGCCCGACGCGTCGGCCGTCAGCTTCACTACGACTGTACGATCTGCCACCACGGCCCCTTCCAACTTGGATCGGGCACCAGTTTACCTAGTCTTCGTCGCGGGTGTCCGCCACGTAGACGAGCGCCCCCTTCTTCGGTGGGTCGATAAGCTCACCATCCTTGTTGCGCTCCGCATGCTCAGCCTCCCACTGCTCCCGGGCAGCTTTCGCGTAGCACACCTCCTGGCGAACCTCGAACCATCCGTCCATCATCTCGTCCCACGCAGTGTCACGCGGGTAACCGCACCCGCACGGGCACAGCGAGTCCTCGAACATGGAGTACGCCTCGGCGAGCACATAGTCCTGCGGCACCCAATCCGACGACTCGCGCAGAATGCCGGTGGGCGGCCGCCCCCATTGCAGGGCGTGCTTCACGCGCGCCCGCAGCCACTGTCCTGTCGGGGCGCTCAGGACTTCGACGAGAAAGGGGCCGTGATAGTGGGGCTCTCCGTGTCAACCATCCGCACAACCCGGGAGAGCTTTTCCACCTGCTGCGGGGAAGCCGCGTACAGGCCGGCAATATCCTCGCCGGTCACGCCAGTCGGCTCTACGATATGGGCGGCGAGGAAGGCGCACTCCATCTCATGGGTGACAGGGTCGTCCTTCCCCTTGTGCCCGAGGCGTTCCATGAGTTCCTTCTGGGCGTACACAGACATGGTCTGCACGACAAACTCAACACCAGACTCCTTCAGAGTCTCAAGCGTCTCCTGCGCCTCGGCGAGCAACTCCCTCTTCCGCTCATCGGTCAGGCCGGGCAGTCGAGCCTCTTCGTCGAGGCGGTCGATCACGGCGAGCAGGTCCGTGCGCCCGTAAAGCACGCACGCCTTCCTCGTCGGCTGGAACCCAGCCATCCACCCCGCAAAGTCGAACCCCTCCGGCTTGCCGGCATCTCCAGTGCGATCCTCAGCGTTGACCTCGGTGATCTGCGACGTGTCAGTCATAGCTGCCCTCTTTCGGCGGCGGTCAAGCGGTGCGGCGGAGAATGGAAGGGGCCCGGCCGGAAGAGACCGCCAACACTTCCGGCCGGGCCCCCGTAGGGGAAAGCCTATCAGGCGCCCACAGTGTAGGACTTCCCCGCAGAGGAGCCCTTGCCGTTGGTGACGATGAAGTTGCCGGTCTGGACGCCGGCGGGCAGCACCGCAGTGATCATCGTGGACGACACGACACGGTACGAAGCGACAGGCATGGTCTTGCCGGAAACCGTGCAGGTCACGCCGGTGACGCCAACAAAGTTCGTACCGGAAATAGCAACCGTGTCACCCGCCTTCCTGCCGGCCGGGTCGATCGAAGTGATCGTCGGAGCCGCCATCGCAACACCGCCACCGAGAACGATCTCGTTCTCGCGCGCATCACTGACGAACAGGGTGACTGTGCGCTTCGTGTACGACGTCCTGTCGTCGGGCTTCTGAGGCTGGCCGTTCGCGACACGGTACCAGTCGACGTGGTCGCCGTCAATGAACGGAATCTCGGGCTTCTTGCCCTCGCGCTCGTACAGGTCGTACTCAAGGCCGGTGCGCTTCAGCAGGTCCCAGGCCTTCGAGTCGTCGGAAACAACGTAGTTACCGTCGTCATCAAAGAACTGATAGACGCTGACATTACCCTCGTACTCGGCAGGGCCGGGCACGGTCCCCTTGCCAGCGGCACCGAGGACGGGCTCCTCAACGGAAGTCGATCCCTTCGAGCCGAGCTTGTAGTCCGACTTCATGACCTGCATCTCCAGGTGCAGGCCAGCGTTAAGCTCAGCGGCGGTCGGGTTCTTCGGGTCAGCGGCCCGCTTGTCGTCAGCCAGCGCCACAAGGGTGATGCGCCCATCACCGAGCGTACGGATGCTGGTAGCCATTTGCTCTCCTATCCATGCCGCCGCCGCGGTGACGGCGTACCAGTAGATGTTGTCAGTGTATCTCAGTGGAACCGGTTGACGGCCCGGATCCGCCACATGTCCACCGCGTACATGGGGTGCTTCTTCCCAGGGAGGTTCACTTGATTGTCGCGGAGCATGGCGGAGCAGTACTCCAGGGTGAGAGGCTCGCAATGCTGACGGCCGACTTGCAGCTCATAGCCTTCCAGGCTGGCGCGCACATCGTCCAAGACGACGAGAAGGCGATCTGCCGTGGATGCGACGACTGTGACAGGCTGCAGGAAGCTGATCTCCGACACGACATTGTCAAGGGTAGTCGCGCTCCCGTAGTCCGCCTTCGGGAATCCTACCAGGGCATACGGCATCGGCGGATTGTCGATGGTGACCTCGCCGAGGTACACCGAGTACTTGCAGCGCTCAGACAGCGCCCGCTCCACAGCCTTCACGAACGGAGAGAGCTTGATCATGACAGCCTCCTCACTATCTCGTTCATGGTGTCGCCGATCTCGTTGACGACATTGTCGTCCATGTAGTCGGCCGGATGAGGGAGGCCACCGCCGCCGCGAGACGTGCCCCAGATCGCAATATTCGCGAGGGCGCCACGAGGTTTGGTCGGCCCGAACTGAGCCTCCACGACTGCTTTGCCGCCCTTGGTCTCATAGGAAAACTCCTGGCCGACCTTCGCGATCCCTTTGTCGGGGAACGCCGCATAGTCTTTTCGGGCGCGTTCCTTTGCAGTGTCCAGCGCATTACGCACGGACACCTTCACAGCCTCGGTCGCCTCGCCTGCGGACATGAAATCAGCCGCCAAGGCGGTGAGCTGTGACGCGTCAACCTGTCCGCTCATGCGGTCACCGCGTCCACGAGGAGGCGCTGCGCGGTAGCGTGCGTCAAGTTAATCAGACCGCGCACACGGAAACCGTACCGGTAGCCGGTCACCGTGGCTACATCGTCAATCTTGGCGTCGTACGAGCCGTACGGGATGTGCAGCTCAGTCTGCTGCACCGTGTACGTGTGACCGCCGACCGTCTGGGACGCCCCGTACATTGTGGTTTGCTTCAGCCGGCACTTCCCCTCGTACACGCGCTCCATGGTCGGCTCATCGCGCTTCGCGGCTGGGTTCCAGTTCATGGAGCCGGTCGGCCGGTCAATGACGCACGTGTCAGTCATGAGCCAGTTCGCCCTACGCCGGCGGGTGTGGATGGTACTCACGGTCGCTCCCATTCCGCGAACGTGTACGGCGCGGAGTTCAGCGTGGCGGGCGGCCACACCTCCCGCGTAGTGCGAAGAATACCCACGCCAGACGGCCCGGACGGGGCGTACGCGAGCAGAGCGCGACGCTCTGTCGCCGTCAGAAACAGCCCCGCCTCGTCAACCTTCTTGCCGGTCCCCATCCAATCGTCGAGACGCTCGCCGGTCCACCCCTCGGGGTTGTCATATGCGCGAGCGGCGCACGACAGCACGATTTCCTGGACGCCTGGCGGGACAGTCTCGACAGTCCACGGGTCGCGGACCCGGCCAGCCCCCTCGTTCACAAGGGAGGAGGCGCGGCGAAGCAGCCACCCCGCCCGTTTCTTGTCGGCGTCGTCAGCTATAGGCTCGCCGAGCCAGCCGGCGAGATCCTCAACAGAAGCGAGCGGGGTGGCTGCCATCATACGGTCCAGTCAGGCCAGGCCGGCCGCGGTAGCGCGACGGGCATCGAGGACGGCGGCACCGAAGTACGCGTCCACGACGGAGCGGTCCTCGGCATACGTCGGGTCGTAGTCGCAGATGTGACGCAGAGCGAAACCATCCTGAGCGACGCTGTCGCCGAAAGTGGCGCCGGCAGGAACGTCGGCGGCACGGACAGCCAGAGCGAACGCGTTCTTCTCGTAGAACACGGAGAACGCCTCAGGGAGTGCGGGCTCCTCGACGACGGTGAAGCCTCCAACCTTCGCGATGGTGGCGTCACGCAGCAGGCCCCCGTTGTCAGCAGAGAACGACACGTTCAGGAGGTCCCTGTTCTTGCGGAACACCTCGGCGACGCCAGGGCCGACGGCGAGAGTCCGGTTGATGAACGGGACCTTAGCCTTGTTGAGGATCCGGTTGGCGCGGGCAACAACCTCAAGGAGGTTGGAGCCGTCAGCCTTAAACTTCAGGGCCTTCGGGTCACCGTAGGCAACGCCAGCGGCGTTCGGGTCGGCGGCCTGCGAAGCCTTGACGGTCGCCATAACCGCGCCAAGCTTAGCGGGGATCAGGGAGGCAACAGCCTCAGCCTGAGGCTTGACGACCTCGCGCTCGAAGTCAGCGAGCGTCCAGGTCAGCCACTCAGAAGGCAGGCGGACCGCGGAGTAGAGCTCGTCCTCGAGCTTGACGGGGACGTACTGGCGGGTCAGGTCGCCGAACGTGATCGCAGTGCGAGCCTCACGCTGCGCGCTGGTGCGCGTGCCAGAAGCCGCCTCGACGGGCATGGCAACATCCACGGTCGAGCCGTAGCCGCGCTCGTAGCCAGCCTCGGCGTCACGGTTAACGGTCAGAGCGATGCTAGACAGGTAGTAGAGGGAGGCGATGTCCGAGAGGACGACCTTCCTGCCGGTCGTTGCGAAGTTCGCCATTTGGTTTCTCCTTCAGTGCTTGTTCGGTCAGGCGAAGATCCTGCGGGCGCGAGTCCGCATGTCCTCTTCGGGCTCATCCGCGTCGGGCGGAAGAGACGGCTGGGCGGGGGCGCTCTTCTGTGCGGCCGCGTCGCTAATGGCCTGGGCGAGCGCCTCCACGTTGGTTTCGATGTCGTCAGGGGCGCCGGCGGCGACAAGGCCGGCAAGAGCGACGGGCAGGCCCGCATTGGCGAGCGCAACCACGGCGGAAGCCTGGGCGGTCGCGGCAGCGAGCTTCGCCTGCAGATCAGCGATGCGCGGATCCTCAGGCTTAGAAGCCCCAGCCGGCTGCGCCTCAGATGCGGGCGCATCGGTGTCGGCCTGCGCAGGCTCCGGAGCCTCGGTCGGCTTCGGCGCGGAGCTGTCAGCCTCCTCGGTCGGCTTCGACTCGGGCGTGTCTGCGGCCGGCTTCGCGGGGGCGTCGTTTGCGGGCTTAGCGCCCGGCTGAGGCTTCGCGTCCGGCTCGGTCTGAGCGGCAGGAGTGTCCTGCTTGGTCTCCGTGGCGCCCGGCTGAGGCTTCGCGTCCTCGTCGGCGTCGCGGACGTTTCTGGGCTGGTCTGCCATTTCGTCTCCTGACGTAGTGCTGCGGATAGTTTAGCTCACCCCGTCCGACAGTAGGCCGCTGCCAGACCGGCGCATGCGGGCCAGGAGGTCGCTGAGCCCGCTGGTGCCGGCAGCTTTCTGCGAGGCCACAGCCTCATCGTACAGGTCTACGAGTTCTAGGTCATGGTCGGACGCTTCAGTGGCTTTCCATTTGGCGTTCGGCACGTCGACGGGCTCGTACGTGCAGTCGCAGTAGACGTGCGCCTGGAAAGCGGCGGTGTCTTTCGTGTACACGGGGCCGCGAGCCGCGAGCATACAACAGAAAGCGCACGTCTTCCCGACCGTGACGCGGCGGCAGCGGACACGTTGTCGCCGGCAGGAATAAATGATGTCCAGACGGTCGCGATCACGCATCGCCTTCATGGCGGTCGCCCCCCCGCCGCGGCGCGCGCCCCCCGCCCGCCCGGCCCGGGGGGGGGCCCAGCGCGTCGGGGCCTGTAGCCGGAGGGTGATCGGGTGTGGGGGGATGGCGTGGTGATGGTGGTGGTGG